CCGTATTTTTCTTTGCCAACCTGAAAATATACACTGAAATTATGAAAGAAAAGTCACAGCGCAACCGGAGCGGCAATGGCCCAGCATGATGTAACTATTGAAGATTTAGCCCGCACGAAGCATTTAATAGACAAGCTATTTCCTGGGCCAATAGATGATTGTATGTGGATGAGTCAATCTACATGGGATCAAATAAAGATGTTCATATCTTCATCGTACCCTGACGAGAGTGACAGTATTATCATGGGCGGATTTTCGGCAATGAAAGTCTATATCGATAACGCTCTGGCAAAAACAATCGAAACTGGAAGCTGGGAAATAAAAAATGGCATACCTACTAAAACAGTGCGCCATACTTTCAATGTCTGCCATTTCCCGTTCTCTGTGAGCTAACCATGGGCCAGCATAAAGGCTGTACATTTTTTGGCGCAACCCGAGTAGGTGTTAAAGTAAAGCCCAAGATGCACAAGCCATCATTGCGCGAACGTCTGCAAGAGATCGTGGCCGAAGTAATGCTTGTGGATGCAGAATCGATCACGGACTCTTACGAGATCAAGGCGGAAACCGATTTACTGCCTGATGGCTTAACAGAATTAATTGAGTTATCGGTAGCGATTGAAAGCGAATGGGGATTAGGCGAAGTGTTCACGTATGAGAATGAGGGAGTGTTTGAAAGTTTTAGGAAATTACTGGAGTTTGTAAAGGCAAAAAATGGCTCTTAAACATGATAGAGTGGCCAACATTAAAACCGTCCTCATTGACGGCGGGAAAATGTTTTGTAGTATCTGTTGTAGTCGTAAAAGATTTTCCGTGATGATGCTCGTTCTTGACGTTAAAACCCCCGTCTTTATGCAACTCGAAGGAAAGAGTTATTCTGCGGTCGAAAACAGAATCGGTATTCAATTATGTAAGGCTTGCGCCAAGAGATTGTCTGGAAGGGTAGATACCTTATTAGACGCACTAGATGCACCGTAAATAATCTATGCAATCCCTCGCCATTGATATAAAGTAAGAAAGTCTCACGGTCATACAAAATGGCGCGAAAGAGCACCACCAAAAAACCGAGCACAAAATCAAAGGCCGCTGATGGAAATGAAGCCCTTGATTCCTTCCGCAACTTTGCTGCCGGTATAGGCTACGGAACAAACAACATCTCGTCTGGTGGAACCTACGGATACAATCCGATTACCCTATATCGCCCATTACTAGAATGGATGCACAGAGGGCAGGGGTTGTGCGGAACGATAGTTGATTGCGTAGCGGATGACATGACGCGGGCTGGGGTAGATATCAAAGGCGAGATGAAGCCGGAAGATATTGAGGCAATCAATGAATCAGCAGTAGCTCTGGGAATCTGGAATAGCCTGAATGAAACTATCAAGTGGTCAAGGCTGTACGGCGGATGTTTAGGAGTGCTGATTGTAGATGGCCAGGATTTAGCGACTCCGTTCCGAGTTGAAACCGTTGGCAAGGATCAATTTAAGGGCATAGTGCCATTAGATCGTTGGATGGTAACGCCTGACATGGAAGATGTGGTAAAAGAGTTTGGGCCTGCGTTTGGCTTGCCGAAGTACTACAAAGTAATTCCAACTGCGCCAGGACTGATTGGAATGAAAATCCATCACTCGCGCTGTATCAGGTTAGGCGGAATCAAGTTACCTTACTGGCAGGCGATAACTCTGCAATTCTGGGGAGAATCGGTCTATGAAAGAATCTGGGACATCCTACTTGCGCTGAATAGTTCAACTCAGGGTATAGCGCAATTGATGTACAAGTTGCACCTGAGAACTTACACGGTTGAAAACCTTCGCCAGATGATAGCGGCAGGCGGGCCGCAGATGGCCGGGTTAATGGCGCAAGTGCAATTCATGCGCTCTACTCAGACAAACGAAGGTATGACGCTGCTGGACTCCAAGGATAAGATGGAGCATTTCCAGAACAATTCAATCAGCGGGGCATCGGATGTGCTGATTCACTACTTAGAGCAAATCAGCGGTTCCGTAGAAATTCCGTTGACGAAACTCTTAGGCCAGAGTCCGGCGGGATTAAACTCTACTGGCGAAAGCGATATGCGGATGTATTATGACGGTATAAATCATCGTCAGAACTCGGATTTAAAAATACCAGTAACAAACGTATATCGCTGCATCGTGCAGAGTCTTGGAATGGAATGGCCGGAGGGAACCACGATAGGATTTAAACCGCTCTGGCAATTGGATGCTACACAGAAAGCGGATGTTGCGACCAAGACAGCGGATAACGTAGTGAAGCTAACCGAAGCTGGAATCATGTCCAATAGAACCGCCTTGCTTGAGATCAGACAATCGAGCGACGAGACAGGGTTCGGCACTAACATTACAGATGAAGATATCAACAATTCGGAATCCGAGCCTGCGCCATTACCCCAAGAGGAAGAAGTTGCAGAGATCAAGACTAAGGGCGAAGCAGCACAAGACAGCGTAGAAAAAGTCATGGCATTCGGAATGATGAACGGTTTAAGCATCGTTACCGAAAATGAATCAGGGACATATCGCGAAGGGCCAACGTGGAGAGCCTTGATGCCAGCGGATTACGGGTACATCTTCGGGCCGGTAGGAGCGGACGGGGATTACCTGGATTGCTATGTAGGGCCGGACATAGAAAGCAAAAAAGTATTTGTGATTGCTCAGAACAAAGTAGGGTCAAAAGACTTCGACGAGCACAAGTGCATGTTGGCCTACAACTCAGCGCAAGCGGCAATCAGCGATTACATGCGAAGTTTCGATCCACCAAGTATGGGCGAGAGGATAATACGCGGGGTAGAGGAAATGTCGATGGATGAGTTTAAGGAATGGATCAAAGACGGCAATCTTAACTCACCGCGTATTGTGTACATGCCAGCTTAAAAAGTCTTACCGTGAGACAAAATGAGGGGAAATAAATTTTGCTCTGAGCTTGTCGATTGCCCTGTCTGTGGGACGCCAGCGGAATTACATTGTGGCGTGAACGAACCGGGCGATATTCCTAATCACATCGAAAGAGCGCGTCAATCAAGATGGCTACAAATGTACGCGGAAAGCAGCGCAAGCAAACTGGAATACGTGTTTGACGAGGTATTCACGGAAGTACAGTAATAGGTTATAATGATAACCATGGAAACTATAGAGGATGTTAAATGCCTACCCGAGTGCGATGAGCGCCATGCCGAAGGATGTCCGCGATTCGAAGCAGAGAAGAAATACTATCGTAATTATTTTGCGGTAGGAACTCCATCGTTTTGGAATTTCAGGCCAGATAATTGCACCTGCGGGCCTGATTATTTCGACAGATGGTGTCCACGTCACGGAACAGAAGCACCTGAGAGTAAGTGGAAATGAATACATTCTGGGTAATTGAGCGATTCGAGAACGGCAAAAGTCAAGGCTATTGGAATGGCAATAGTTCGCGGGATTTCGACACGAATATTGAGCAAGCCATTCAATTCAGACGCAAGGAAGATGCTCAACATATCAAGCGCGGTTGGCACTGGCAGGATACACAAGTTACAGAACATGGATATCTTGGCGGAGAACTTCCAGAGGCTACTTATCCCCAATGGCCCGCACTCGACCCTGAGAGTGGCGATTTTACTGACGGATGGAATCAAGCAATCGACTTATGTAAGCAGGCTTTTCAGAAGTGGAGCAGCACTGATAAAGTTGGTGCGGCATGAAGCGTATCATCCTCGAATACGATGAAATGTCCATGAACCTAAACGTCAAGGCCGAAGGGTTCACGGAAGCCGAAGTCCCTGCGTTACTGGAAGAAGCGCGAGAGAACGTAAGGCGGCTAATTATAGAGAACCTGAAGAAAAAGAAGATCGCGCTGGCAGGGCCGTTCTCTACTATCCCGATACCGAAGGCGTGAAGCAATGGAAGTAAGCGAAATAAAACCCGGAATGCCTTTGCTTGGCGATGGCAATACAGTAACAGGAATAAGACTTAGGGATGTAGTCATAGGCGCAAGCCCTACATATTTACAATCTCGCGGTAGAGTAATGGTTAGTATTCCGATAGGACAGAAGCCAAGAAAAAATGGTGATGTTTTTGTATGGCTTGGCGATAGCAAAGGTAGTCACATCAAAGGCGGATTTGAGGCTAGAAGAAATAGAGCACATACCGCAATAGTTCAGAATGCTAGATTTATAGGTGATCCAGATAAAAATGGAATAATCGAACTGGAAATATGGCCAGCCTAACCCCGCGTCAACTTCGCAGTCTTGCCCGCCAAAGATTCAATCGCTCACGCATCGCAGAATTGAGTTACCAGCGACAGTTAGCCCAAGTGGGAAGGGCAGTGGGCAACCTCATCAAAGGGATGGCTCCTGATGGCATTGTGGGCGATCTAGCTACTATCCAGCGCATCCTCTCACAGTATTCCGGCATATTACAGCCATGGGCTAAGACTGTAGTTGAAAGAATGCAGGCTGAAGTCTCACAGAGAGACATTCGGGCATGGGCTGAATTGGGAAGATCAATTGGGCAATCATTGAAGAAAGAAATTCTTTCTGCTCCTACCGGCGCAATGCTACGAGAGCAAATGCAGGAACAAATCAAATCTATTACCAGTTTGCCGATTGAGGCCGCACAAAGGTTGAACGAATTAACCTTGCGCGGGATTACCGAAGGAACGCGAACGCCCGAGATCGTAGAAGCGATAATGAACTCAGGGAATGTCAGTATCAGCAGAGCAAGATTGATAGCGCGAACGCAGGTTGCGACAACGGCGAGTAAGTTGACGGAAGTGAGGGCGGTGCATGTTGGGAGTCCGGGATATTTTTTTAGGACATCCCTCGATTCTGATGTTCGGCCTTACCACCGCAGACTTGAAGGAAAATTTATCGAATGGGATAAGCCTCCAATAGTCGATAAGGATGGGCGCAGAGCACATGCGGGCCAAGACTTCCAATGTCGCTGCTATCAAGAGGTAGTTGTACCGGATTAGTCTCGCTGTAAGACTTTCTGATTGACCATCCAGCAATTATTTTGTATACTTACAAAATGGAAGATACAAACGAATTACCAGAGCATAATCCAGAAACTACGCAACCAGAAAAAGATCATGTGCCGCTTGTGCTTGGTGCAGTAGTGATATTCATGTTCGGTCTTATAGCAGGCAGCGGTTTGAGTCATATCGGCGAGCCGGACTGGAAGAAATTATTTCAAGAGCAGACAGCGAATAATGCCGCTCTAGTAACTGGCTATGACCGTACCTTCCATGTCTACCAAAAGGCCAATGACGATCTAGCTAAGTGGTGCAGCGATAATCCAGAGGAAGCGCGAAAGAAATTGTCGGGCTATCCGAAATGAGCATGGTGGCCATATTTCTGATGTCCTGCTGCGGCAGAGAAATAGTTTCAGGAAGATTCAAAGGCCAAGAGGGTGTAACCCCTACCAGAGAAAAATGCCCATTCGGATGCCCGATTAAGAAGGGTATTAACGGCAAACCCGGACGAGTGGATTTACATTTCGTTGATTACATGAGCGAAGAACTAGTCCCGCCAGAGTTAATGAAAACATGGAAATACGGTCACAGCACAGGCGACCTATGGCACAAATACAACCGAGAATGGTTAAGGAAAAAGGCTGCTATAGATCAAGGTAGTGAGTTAGCAAGTAATCGCAAGAAAAAATAGTTTACACAAACTACTTTTCACGGTGTTATAGTCCTGATTGACATGAGGGAGAAACAACACATGAGAAAAGTAATTAGCTTGATAACGCTATTCCTTGTAAGCCTCACATGGATTCCGGCCCAAGCGCAGTTTCAAAATCCCTCACCCAATTTTGTTTACTCTCCAGCGGCAGTATCGGTTACGGCAACCTGCACAACTACAGGATGTCCTACGTTCACTCTGCCTGCCGTTTGTACTGCCACCGTTCGCCTATCGGGAACCAACAGTGCAATTTCGATCATTGCACAGGTGAGTAACGATGGCGGGGCAAACTATAGCCCGATTGTTCCCGTTGTACCAGATACCGGATTGACCGCGCCAAACGGAGCAGTGACCGCTACCACGGGAGCTATGACGCAAGGCGGAACTGGTGGGGCCGGATTGTATGTTGTCCAACTTCCAACCATGAACCGTATCCGCTTTATCGTAGGCACTCTTACCGGAACCAATGTAGTAATCAAGTTGGTTGCGACTAACGTTTGTAACTCTGTGGCTCTGTAAAGTCTCACGGTAAGACAAATGTTGAATTCTACACAATCGAAAAACTCGGAAGGAACCAAGAAGAAACGCCAGAAGGGTTCCTTCTCTGCCGGAACGTTCCCATCGCTCGGACTGGTACGCAGCTTTATGGAGCGCGTGAAGTGCCAGAACTTGAGGCTGCGAACGACGGAACGATTGTTATGGAAAGGCCGGACGAAGAGGTATTCCGGCCTGAAACAATTGCAAGCGTTAACGGGAAGCCGGTTACGGTTGACCATCCAAACAATCTAGTTGTACCGCTGACATGGCGCGATTTATCGGTAGGAGTTGCACTAAATGCAAGACGCGGTGACGGCGGAGAAACTGATTTACTGTTAGCTGATTTACTGATTACAGACCATGAAGCAATCAGGCAAGTACGAAGCACGCGAGGGCAGGAAATCAGCGCAGGGTACAACTATGACGGAGTACAGATTTCGCCGGGACGCGGCAAGCAAACTAACATCTGGATCAATCACATAGCGTTAGTGGATGCGGCCAGATGTGGGATACGGTGTAGCATCAAAGACAGCGAGGAGAAGCAGACTATGAGCATCAAAGACATTGCCAAGAAATTGAAAGACGCATGGGCAAGCAAAGATTGCAAAGCCTTTGATGAAACCGTTGCTTCCCTCAAGGATGAGGCTGGGACGGAAGTCCACCTCCATACCGGCGAGGCTGGGCGCACTGCTTACGACGATGACACGCTCAAGGGACTTTTCGAGGAAAACGAAAAGAAACATGCCGCGATGGATGAGCGTATGACGGCCTGTGAAGGAATGATGAAAGCCGCGAACGATGCCAAGATGAAGGACGCCGAAGAAGAGAAAAAGAAAGAAGAAGAGCATAAGGCCAAGGACGCGGAGAGAGAAAAAGAAGAAAATGAAATCAAAGATGCGCTGGCCGATGAAGCCCCAGCGGGCGAAGAAGAAAAAGCCAAGACCGCAAAGGACAGCAGTTACTTGGTAGAAAGTTTCCAGACCACAAAGGCCAAAGCGGAGATCATTGCGCCTGGAATTCATTTCCCCGCATTCGACAAGGCGGCAAATCCGAAAGATACGTTCATGTCGATCTGCGGATTGCGCCGGAAGGCAATCCAGAGCGCAGCGCGTGACACTGACATGCTGGCCATGCTGCTGAAGTTGAGCGGCGGGAAAGCGTTCGATTCCGCCAAAATGGATAAGATGTCATGCGGACAAGTAAAGACGCTATTTGATTCACTGGCGGAAATGAAACGGCTGGCGAATAACGCGAAGGCCACGGCAGAAAAATCGGATACCAAGTCGCTGCTTAATCCAGCGAACGGGCCGATGGACGCGGAACATTTCAAGAGTTTACGCGACAAAGCACGTAAAGAGCGCGGGCAGAACATCAACTGAGTTTTTGCAGGAATAAAGTTTAGGGAGGCAATAAAATGGGCGCAGCCTTTACATTTAGAGCGGGAGCGGGGTTTCCCGGTGCGGTATCAAGACAGGAAAATAGCTCCATTGAGCCAGTATTGATTGACGCCAGTGCGCCTCCGCTGCTTTACGGAGTCCCTGTAGTCATTGATCCGACAACGCAGGGCATCCGGCCAATCGTGGCAGGTGATAGCGCATTGACCGCGATTTACGGAATTCTAGTACGTCCATTCCCGACATCGCAATTCTCGGTAAGCAACTTCGGTAATACGCCGTTAGGTGGGGCAGGAGTTCCGCCTGTTAGTGGCCCAGCCGATGTGCTCACCCGTGGATACATTATCGTGAGCGTAGTCGGAGCTACAAAGAAAGACAGTCTTGTTGATATATGGTTTGCCGCGTCATCTGGTTCCCATGTCAAAGGTGGATTTGAAGGAGTGCATACGGGCGGAAGTTCGTTGTCGCTGGCAGGAAATACATACTTTAACGGTGTGCCGGATGCGAATGGCCTCGTAGAGTTGGCGTTTAATATCTAATTTTGAAATTGTTTTCCGACAGGGAGTGACTTGAAAATATAGCCACACCTAATTTTAGGAGGAAGCGCGATGTTGACTTTCGATCAGATGGCTTTTGATGCCAAGGGACGCCCGCAGGGTAAACTTTTGGGCGGAACCTACACGAAGGACGGAAAGTCCTACGACAACACAGGCGCGTTCCTAGAAAACGAACTATCGCGCATTGATCCAAAGATGCACATGCCGCTTGTCGATATCCAGTATGACCGGGATATTGACATCCGCAGCGATGTAACGATGGCCGACGAATTTTCCAGCTTCACAGTATCGACATTCGGTGGGGCTGGTGGTCTGGGAACTGGTAACGGAATTGGCAATGGTAAGCATTGGGTGGGAAAGAATTCCACTGCCATCAGCGGAGTCTCGGTAGACATCGGGTTGATTACCAAGCCTCTGCGGGCCTGGGCGATTGAGTTGGCCTATGACATTTTCGAGATTGAATCCAGCGCGAAACTCGGCAGGCCGATAGATCAACAGAAGTTCTATGCCATGCAGAGAATGCATGAAATGGAAGCTGATGAGCAGGCTTACATTGGCGACATTCCAAACGGTGATACCGGGCTGGTAAACAATTCAGCGGTTACGCCTGTCAATGTTTCCGTTGGCGCAGCAGGGTCTACGTCATGGTCGCTGAAAACTCCCAATGAAATCCTTCAGGATATAAACACTTCCGTGGTTGCTGCTTGGGCCGCTAGTGCCTACGCGGTAATGCCTGAAAAAATTCTTCTTCCGCCTGTACAGTATGGAGCAATCAGCACTGGACTAATCTCGATTGCTGGGAATCAGTCCATATTGAAGTACATCAAACAAAATTCAGTGGTCATGGCAAAGGCAGGCAAAGAGCTTGATGTCCAGCCGGTAAAGTGGCTTGCAGGAGCGGGCGCAGGCGGAACGATTGGAACTGCTGGAATCGACCGCATGGTGGTCTATACCAAGCGCGAAGAGTTCATCCGTTTCCCGTATGTGCCAATGCAGCGCACTCCGGTAGAATTTCGCGGCCTGTTCCACCTGTCAAACTACTACGGCAAGATGGGCGTGGTTGAATTGGTTTACCCGCAGACGGTGTACTATGCGGACGGCATCTAACAAAGTCTGACCGTGAGACTTTTTAAGAGAGAAAGGTATTTATGGCAGACGAGAAAAAAGCTACTGTTACGATGTTCTTCCCGCGTGAGATCAAATTGCGGATGCGCGATCAAAGCCTACTGACATTCCCAGCAGGCCCGCAGCAGGTTCCTGCCGATCTTCCCGAAGAAGAGAAGGCAATCCTGGTAAGGCAGGGCGTAAAGCCTATCGCGCAGGCTTCTAAACAGGCCATTGCTGCGGTAGAAACGGCCCATGGTGCGCCTCGTAGCGATGCGGACATAGTTAGAGACAATGCTTTGCAGGCAAAGGCTGCTGTGCAGTCGGGTGAAAAAACTGGCGAGTTATCATCTGACGCAAAAGCAAAGGCGGAAACTGAAGCCAAGGCAAAAGCAGAGGCGGACGCCAAAGCAAAAGCCGAAGCCGATAAAGCAAAGAAATAAAAGTTTCCGCGAAAAGCAGACGTAATGGTTGTGGCAGTTAGCCATGAGGGTTGCAAACCTCGAAAACGCGCCATAGGAAAGCCGGTTCGCAAGAGCCGGAAGATCGTATCCAGAGAATGGTAGACGCCTATAAGGCCCGAATAGCTAAACTTGGTTCTGTCGATGGTTCGGGAACGTGACTGGTAACGGTCGAAGGTTGCTGTTGAGCCTGCGGAAAGTTTTCAAGGATACCAGTAATGGCTCTGCCCACTCCCGCTACATTCCGTGTAGACTTCCCTGAATTTTCAGATACTACAACCTATCCCGATAGCATGATTAACTTCTGGCTGGGGATAGTTGTAGTGCGTTTGAATCCAGTATGGGGAGCATTACTCAATCAAGGGCTGGAAC